CCGCCCTTGCTGACGGGCTGGATGTGGTCGACGGCGGTGGCTGCGCCGTGGCCGCAGACGATGCAGATATCGGATGCGGCGAGGGTGCGGGCGCGCAGCTGGCGGTACTGGTAGCTGGTCAGCTCGGAGCGATCGGCCATGCCCTTCCCGTCCTTGATACCGCAGTTGCGTGTGTGCGCCGTCACATCCGTCGATACGATCCGGACACCATCGAGAAGGGGGGACCGCCATGGTGGCGTTCAACGTGCGTCCGGACATCGATGCGGCGGCCGAGAAGCTGCCCAGCGCCTTCGGTGCGAAGCGCGAGATCCAGCGGCTACCCGAAGTGCTGTGGGAGGGCGAGACAGTGGAGATGCTCGCCACCGGCGTGTACGGGAAGGGGAACGGCCTGCTGGCAATGACGAACCAGCGGCTGGTCTTCTACCTCAACGGGCTGATGTCCCAGAGGGTGGAGGACTTCCCCTACGGCAAGATCAGTTCGGTGCAGTGGTCAGGCGGCATGCTGATGGGGACGCTGACTGTGTTCACGTCGGGCAACAAGGCCGAGATCAAGCAGGTGCCGAAGGATCAGGGGAAGGCTCTCGCAGACCTGCTGCGGCAGCGGATCTCCGGTGTGGCTCCGAGCGCCGCGGCCCAGGCCGCGCCCGCTGCTGCGCCGGCCGGTGACATCGCTTCGCGGCTGGCGACCCTGGATCAGTTGCGCGCTGGTGGTGCGATCACGGACGAGGAGTACCGGGACCGCCGGACAAAGATCCTCGACAGCCTGTAGGCAAGCGCGACGAAGCCCCGGCCGAGGGATGTGGCCGGGGCTTCGTCGTGTGTCTGTGGTGCCTCGTGAGGGCACAGTTGTACACCGGGATCGTGACATGCGTCTGACCTGCGGTCAAGCGGCCTTGCGTGCGGCGCGCTTGGCAGCGAGGGCCTGGACGTCGGGGACGGCGTACCAGGGCTGTCGCGCGGTGCCGCCGGAGCGCTGGAGCTGGCCTCGGCGGACGAGTTGGCGTACGGCGTCCAGGCCGATGCCGAGGACCTGGGCGGTCTGGTGCGCGGTGAGGTGCCCGGGGCGGACGATGAGCGACTCCATGCGCCCATGATGCCTACCGGCGCTGCGTTCGGTGGTGGCGGTGCCGATCGTCCGGGCGGTACCAGATCCGACCCTCGGCCCCGATGCGCTCCACGCGCAGCCCCTCTCCGCTGGTGTCCTGGTCGTCGTTGTTGGCGTTGGCGTTGGCCGCTGACCTGCAGGAACAACGGTTGCTCTGGGGGTCGTCATCGGCGGGGAGAGGGGCCGGTATGTCCGTCCGATGGACGCCCGGGCCGTTACCCGCGGGCGTACGGACGCCCGGGCGGACGGGGATACCGGCCTCGGCCAGCAGGGCGCGCACGGCCTTCGTGTCGGGGGCGCCGACGGCGTCGCGCAGCTCGGTGAGTAGGACGTGGCGGCCGCCCTCGGCGAGGGCCCGCAGGGCGGCGACGACGCCGGCCGGCGCCTCCTCGGCGTCCTCCTCCTGGTCCTCGCCGTCGACGGCCCGGGTCTGGCGCCCGACGCGCCAGGCGCGGGCCCTGTCCCAGGCCCGGCACAGCAGCGCGCCGACGATGACATACGCGAGGGTCGGGAAGGCTACGACGATGCCCAAGACGGCCCCGAGACCGACCAGCAGCAGGACGACGCGTGCCGTCCGCTCGCTCATGCCGCTGCGCTCCCCCGCTGTGTCGGCGGCCTGCTCGGACTGGTCAGTGTCGGCGGCGCTCATCCGAACGCCCTGGTGAACGCGAGGCCAGCCAGGTTGGCTCCGGAGCCGAGCGGGATGGCCGCGACGCCTGCGACATTCCCGGACAGGGCGATGAGAATCCCGGCGAGGCAGCCCATGAGGATCTTCGCCCTGGACTGCTTGGGGCCCCACTTGAGCAGGCCGATGAGGACGAGGGTGACGAGGAAGACGACGACGTACCCGCCGTCGGTGAGGACCAGTTGGTGGGCGCGGGTGACGTCGGGTGCGTTGCCGCCGATGCCCCAGACGAGGGTTGCGTATCCGGCGACGTTGCCCGCCCACAGGGCGACCCAGGTGATGCCGCCGAGGGCGGATACGGAGCCGAGCGCGGCGAGTGCGGCGAGCATGCCGTAGAGCACGGACAGCACGAACGGGACCAGGGCGCTGAGGCGCTTCTTCTCGCGCATGACCCAGCGCATAAGGGCGAGGAGGATGATGCCGACGCCGAGGGCGACGCCGCCGAGGTTGATGGCCATGTACGGCATGGGGGTCCTATCGGAGGACGGCCACGGCGAGCGCGGCGACGGTAAGGATGACGGCACACGTGCCGCTGATGGGCGGCACGGTGCGGATGTCGACCAGGGCGAGGCCCAGCAGCCCGCCGAGGGCTGCGAGGGCGAAGAAGATGACGAGCCACACGGCTACGTCCGACCGGTGTGATGCGCTGTCGGACCGGTGGTCGGACGTTGCGTGTGCGGCGTCGGATCGGCCGTCGGACGCGACCCGTAGGCGGTGGGAACGGTCATCTGCGAGGTGCCGCGCGCGGGCCACTGACCAGGGTCACACCGTGTGATCCAGAACCGGTCGATCGTCGGACGGGTGCCCTGCGGCACGGCGCCGGCGTCCCACACCTTCCGGTACAACCCGGCGACGATGTGCAGCGCGGATCGTACGGCGTCGGACACGTTCATACCGGTGGCGAGCATGGTGGCGAGGTCGTCGTACAGCTGCTGGTCGACCTTGACGGAGGCGGTCTTACCGACTGCGGGCGGGGTGCTCACGAGCGCCCCCAGTCGGTGATGCGCCATCCGCCCTTGCGCTCGCTTGCCCGGTCGCGTTCCTCCCAGGCCTGGCCCTTGCGGTCGGCGCGGGTGGCGGAGCGGCTGCGGCGGACGCGCTGCTGCGCGGCAAGGTCGGCGGCGAGCTCGCGGTCGTTGCCGGGGCGGAGGCTGCGGGCGAAGTCGCGGAGGCTCATCGGGCGGTCACCGCCTCGGAGGCGTAGGCGATGAGGTGGGCGTCGTCGCGGTGGTGCTGCGCCTGGCGGCGGGCCTTCGCGTCGGCGTAGTCCTGGTCGCAGAGGCGGTGCAGCTCGGCGACGCGGGCCGCGCGGGCGGCCGAGGCCTTGGTGATGCTGCCGGTGACGCCGGCCGCCGTGGCGCGCACGGTGAGCGTGCGGCCGGCCAGGCGGCGGATGATGCCTGCGGCGACGAGGCGCCGGGCGGGGCTGACCTGCGCGCATGCGGGCGCGCTAAGGTGCTGCTGGTCCATGACGAGAGGTCCGTTCTCGTTCGTGGGCTGGAGGGTCGGGCGGTGCGATCGCCCGGGTGCGCCAACACCCGGAGCTGCTGCCCGGCCCTCGCTGTCTATTCGGTTGTGGTGGCGTCCTCGGTGGACCCCCTCTTGCGGTTGTCGCGCTTGATCGCTTGGTCGATGGCCTGCCAGCTCCGGCCGAGGGCGCGAGCGACCTCGGCGACGGTGCCGAGTTCCGCTACGCCTTCACGTAGGGCCTCGGCTCGTCGTGTGGCGGCTTCGGAGGCGGCTTGGTTGAGCTGCGCCAACAGCTCTTCCTCGTCGCGGACCCGGTCGCGCCAGGGCTTCGGTTCCATCACAACGACCATACCCAACACCGGTGTTGGATTCAAGCGGCGTTGGGCTGCAGCTGCTTGAGCATCAGGTAGTCACGCGGCTGGTAGACCGTCCCGCACCACCCGCAGGCGACGGCGGCCTGCCCGGGGTATGACCGGAGCTCGGCGCCGCACACGTCCTCGCCCCCGAGCCCCGCCACGCACTGGCCGATGGGCTCCCCGCGCCGGATCCGCAGCTCGTCAGGGTCGTCCGGGTCCACGACGGCTGTGGCCTCTCGCACGAGCTGGCGCACCTCGCCGGCGAGTTGGCCGGCCACGTCCCAGCACGCGGCGATCCAGTCCAGGTTGATCGACAGGGCGCGCGCGGCCACCATCACCCGGCGGGCGATGTCCCCCTCGAGGACCGGCTCGCCCCAGCCGCGGTGCTCCTGCATGGCGCTGCGCCAGCCCTCGAGGACGCCGACTATGCCGCCCGGGCCACGGAGGTTGACCACCGACTCACGAACCGGGAGTGACGCCTCCACGGCCTGGGTGCGGCCAGACTCAGGGC